TGTGTCTGTTGGCTTTATACTCGGGATATAGGTACCTTTTATTTGTTGAACCACCGACACCGTCAAAAACTAAAATAACCCTAGTAGGCTGTAATTGTTTTATGACTGCACCGATAGATTTTAAGAAGCCACCTAATCCTCCTACGTGGTTGCCCGCTGGATTAATATGGTGAATGGCTACAAAACTACGTAAAAACGTATTTAACGAGTCTACAATAAGAACCCTGCTATTTTTATGCAGGGTCTCATTTTTTTCTTTTTCTATTTGCTCAAATAGTTTGCTGTAATCTTTATTCATATTATTCTTCTGAAGCATCAAAGATATCTCTACTATCATCATCAGTTTCGATAATTACTTCAAAATCAGTAGTACCTAAAGTCTTTAACCAATCTTTAGAGTACTGTTTCTTGTAAGCATCAATAGCTTGCTTGGTATCATCGATGAATCCATGTGCAGTCATAATAACTCTACCAGCAGACGTTACATCGTTAACGTGATTCTTATCACAACTAACTTTAGTTCTTTTTGCAAACTCTACATCCTTACCATTTTTAGTGGCTTTGATCTTATTTGTACCTGAACTAGTAACATTACCGAAAGTAACGATTAAAGATGCATCAAAATACATCGTATCACCACCCTTATTCTTCATCTTAGGCTGTGCCATGATGTTTTCTGCTTTAGCTACCCAGATTTTATTAACTGCTAGCATTGTATTGGTATAGGGCTGGCTTTCTTTACGTGATAATACGATCTTTTGGTTAATAAAGTTACCGAATGTCTTAGACATAGCTCCTGCATTCCACTCGTTGTTATTCTTATTTGAGGTTATAGATAATTCACAAGGTATACTACCTACTGAATCCCATAAAAATAATAAATCGTAAGGTAATCTACCATTCTTCTGTTCGTCTAATAGGTCTGCAATAAATGCACCTACGTCTTCAATACTATTTAACCTCTCTCTATCTACATACAAGAAAAATCCCTTGTAGTCTTTAATTACTCCAAACTCGTCAGCTACTTCTTCATATTGTAAACCCATTTGCTTGGCATGCTCCCAATTCCACTTCATCTCCGTTACAATAAAAACAGGTAAGACGCCCATTTTCTGGGCGCTTACTGCTGCTTCTAATAGAGCTGTTGTTTTACCGGTATCAGAATGACCTCGTAAAAGTGTAATGTGACCTTGAGGTATACCAGGAATAGATAGACAATCTTGAAAGGCTTGTGATAAAGGAATCCATTTTTGGGTTTTCATCTTAATAGATGTACTAGATAAGTTCTTTGATTCTTTGAAGCTATCTAGGTTAAAGGTACCTTTTAAAGCACCTGCTATACTCTCATTAAGAGAAGCTTTAGTTCCTTTCGCCATGTTGTACTATTATTTAAAAAGTTCGTCGAATTCTGTGTCTATATCTGCTTTAGGTTTTGTATTTAAAGCAAATGATGCTGGCTTTGTAGGTGCAGCGGCAGCTGGTGCTGGTGCAGTAGCAGGAGCTGGTTCGTCAGCTGCAGCTTCAGGATGTAACCAACTTAATAAAGATTCTTTCATCTCTTCGTAAGGATACTTCTTAAAGATAGAGAATACTTCTGGTTGAGTATTTAACCACTTTTCTACTTCTGCTGCATCTTCAGATAAAGGAGTAGTTTTAGTACGAACACGTACCTTAGATTGATTATAACCAGTACCGTTAGTTGCTGCATCGGTAGTTTCAATCGTAATATCACGACCTTCAATTACATCTGTGTAATCTCCTACATCAGGATCGTCGGCTAATGATAATAACTCGGCATAAATTTGCTTACCGAACTCCCATAAACGTACACCCTTCTCTTCTTCACCTCTAACGATGACAGGAGCAAAGACACGCATCTTTGGTTCTAATTTCTTAGACATAACCCAGTTTTCTTTATCCCCTGCTGTAGCTAATTGCTTAGAAAATTCAACAATTGGATCTTTTTCACCGAAATTAACTAATGAAATCATAGTACGGTTACCGATACCATAATGTACTAATACCTCTTTAAAAGGATTTGATCTGTCCCATGTAGCTGGAACAATACGAACGCTGTGTTTACCCACAGTAGGTTTCCATAAGATCAAAGACATGTCTCTTTTTTGACCGCCTGACTTCTGGTTTTGTAGCGAACTAAGTTTCGACTTAATCGCAGATAGGTCCATTGCCATAACTTATTGTTTTAGTTTAAAAATTTACTTATAAGGAAATATAAGTGTAATAATCCAATCTAGCAACTTAAATAGTAACTATTTTGTGGATTTTTGTAGAAAGCTTTTTTAAATCGTCGCCTTGAGTAAGAAGGACGGTGTTTCTGTAATTTTGCCACTCCACTCTAAAGGATGTGTCTAAAATTCCCTCGTTTAGGGATTTAATAAGAAGATTCAAACTATTAATTGTATATAGAGTATTAGTTTCTTTCTTTCTATGTAGTAAAATGGTATTTGGAAGTACCTTTGTATTGCGGTCTTGTACCTCTATATTGTAAGTACACAAGTACTCTTCAGATTCTTCAGATTCCAAAACAAAGATTTTGCTATACATTATAACATATTCTTCTTTAATCGTATCTAAGGTATTCTCCAACTTGTCCTTAGTCGTAAATGTACAAAATAACTTGTTTTTCAATTGTTCTTGTGTTAACTCAATAAATTCCATAATAAATAGTTCGTTTTTTTGCTTAATTTGTTCTAAAAGTTGTAGTTATGCCCTTTCTTGGCTTTTACCCTATATCCGTCTTCTTCTAGTATGTTTTTAATGTCTGATAATGTTCCTTTCCCGTCTTCTGCTGAATAATCAATAAGAATTGAGTCGTATACCACTAAAAGTACCTTGCTTTGCTTATTTTGAAGGTATTCCTTGAGTTTGCTTAGTTTTTTCACGTTATTTACCGTTTCTAGGCACTGAATATAGTAATTGAATAGCTTTTGAGGATTAGCATTCTCTTGAACTATCTTTCTACCATTAGGTAATGTAGTGTATCCTACTCTTTTATACTCCTCCCACATAGCTTTTACGAATTCTGCTATGTGTTCAAATAAAGGTATTTGCTTATACTCCTCTTCCACGCCGTTATACATTTGTCTAAAGGTTATTTTCTTAGACTCTTGATATTCTTCAGAGGTTAATTCGTCTTTATCGAAATACTGCTTACCTAGATACTCGTGAACTGATTGATCTTGAGGTAATTCTAGATTCATTAGGTTAGCAACTAGCCTTAAATGGTATCCATCAAAGTCAAACTCTACAAAAGCATCGTTTTCCGGTATAAAAGCCGTTCTAGAACTGTTTTCTTTGTTAAAAGCAAGGAAATTTATACTATTAAATGCATTAGTAGGACGTGAGGTAATGTTATATAGGTTATAACATGAATAAACCCTACTATCCCTTATAGATCTCCCTTTCCAAGGAGTCTCAAAGTACTTATCAAAGAGCTTTTCATCCATCAAGATTCCCTGCTCTTCTACCCATTTATACACATCTACGTATTTATTCTGCCATTCAGTATTTGACTCCTGTCCTACGTACTTTTTAACCATTTCGAACATACATTCACACCTTTCGTAATGCTTTGAAATTGGAATGTAATCGTTTACAGAAGGTGAGAATTTAAACTTTTCGTAGAAGTCTAGATGTACCGGAGTGTAGCATTGAAAATCTTCTACCTTACCGTCAATATCTAAAGCAGTAAAGTATAGGTCAATACCTTGCGGTAAATCTAAGTAATAGGAATGCCATTTCTTATCTAATAGGTATACTTTTGGAATTGTACCAAGAAAAGCTTGAATAGAAGCTAAAGGAATAGGAAAAGCTTCTGAATGATTAATTGCAATTACATAGCCTTTCTGGAAATCGTTATAATATAGTACGCAAGGTGAAGTTAAGTGCGGATGAGTAGGCTCGGAAAAAGACATTAACTCGATAAAGCATTTTTCTGGCTTAGGCAACTGCAGGAGTTGCTCCTCGGTTTCGATTACAAAATACATAACATTTATTTAAAGTAAATATACTACATACTTCCCGAAGTAGCAACTGGATCTGGAGTTATTTTTGCAAACTTAGTATATTCTCCTCCAATAAATTCTATTAATCCTCTAAAGGTTAATGCTTTTTGTTCTGTTACTCTTTTATTAGTATCGTAAACCCCTCCCTTTATTTGATATTGAGATACTCTCGTATCTTTTAATGGACCAGTTAATTGCCAAAGTATACTTGTACTCTCATACACGAGGTAGCTGTCTGGATTAGTATTGTTTTGAATATTTGCATAATCACTCGGTGATACTTCAATAATGTATCCAGGACCGCTTACATTTTTTGCAAAGTATCTTGTAAAATAACCTAACTGGTAATCAGAATCGATAGGTGTAGGGTAGTAAGGTATTAATTCAGTTAAGAGGCTGCTATTAATATCTTGAGCAGTAGCTGCAGCATAGTAGGTAGAATTTAAAACCTTATCGCGTGTATTATTTCTTGTAGCAGCAAGAGTTACTGTCTCAGAATGTATCGGATCTGTTATAAAGGTAAGTAAAAGTTTATTTTCACCTAATACCGGATTTACACCTGTAAAAGCTTTATTATCAAAAGTAAGGTAGTATCGACCAGTATAAGGTTTTCCATCCTCAGTTGCAAAAGTATCTCCTCTTGTATAAAGATTTGTTTTTATTCTACTTAACGGGTAGTATTTTAATGCCATATCTTACAGTGTTTTTATGTAATCAACAATAGTCTTACCTTCAGTAAATTCTTTAGTACCTTGTGATATTGGACCATGTCCTACAACCTGATTTTTCTTAAAGCCAAGATATTGAGCAAGACGAGCTGCAGCAATAAGTTGAGCTTTATTATTTGTTTTACTACGTGCTGCTATATCTTGATCGTTTGCTCCAATTACCTCTACCCCTATACTGCTTCTGTTGTAATCTGGTCCTGCATGCCAACCGAGAGCACCGTCCGGTAAGAATCTATGAATACCTCCTTGTTGATCGATTACATACTGTGCGGGAAGACCTCTACTATAGAAAGTAGCGTAGGTGCCATCTGCAGTTCCGCCACCTCCTGTGTGGTGTATTACAAAATTTGCTGCTGGACTTGTTATAGTACCGTTTCCGTAGTTTGTAATGTCAAATTTATTTTTACTAGTATCATCTATAATATCAGATTCGGTTAAAGGAGTTAATCCTGCTGCTTTTAAATTTATGTTTGAGGTACCTTTCTGGAAGACATAGTTAGGATACGCTCTCTTGAAGGCAGCAGTATCAAAAGGTGTTGATGTTTGACGGGCACAAGAATAGTCTGATCCTGCTCCTGGATATAATCCCGGACATGTTTTTTGACCGTTAGTCGATACGGTAGATCCTCTATACCCGCCATTACCAGTACTTCCCTGTACTTGAGCAATTTTACTTCCAGTAGCAGAGATATCATCTCCTATCTTTATCATTTGACCCCTAATTCTAGTTGTCCATTCGTTATTTTGTAAAGTTTGAGTAAGCCCTACTACTACAAATCCTACTTTAGGTTCAAGAGCTGTGCCTCTTAATGAAGCAGGTAATCGATTTGAAGGTATAGTGAAGGCATTTCCCATTAAGATACCGCTTATACCGTCTATATTAATACTTAAGTTAGCAGGGATAAAAGGAGCTGATTGAGTAGGTATGTCTTCTGCTTTTGAAATTCTAAGACGGTTTAAGTAGTAAGATACAGAGTGATCTATATCTAATTTTGACGGGCCTCCAGCATTGTATACTTGATCTACGTATGCATTAAACTTTCTAGCTGCTTCTAAATCATTAGTTGCTTCAGTTTTTTTCGGTGGTGCTGTGCCTGGATTTGAACTACCGTTGTTAG